GCCGGTGCCGGGTGTTCAATCCGGTCATCAACTCGACGGCCGTGATCCATACGGCGATCGTCGAGCGGCTCGGCGATCAGCAGCCGGTCGGGTTCGGCGAGGACTTTGACTACTGGCATCGGGCGAGCCGGCTCACAAACGTCATGCGAGTCGAGGAGCCGCTCGCGTGGTACACGATCGGGAATCCGAAGGAGTACGAGCTGTGAGGATCGGGATCTACGCTCTCGCCAAGAACGAGTCGAAGCACTCCGAAGCGTGGGCGGCGGCAGTGGCCGATGCCGATGTTCGCGTCGTGACGGACACGGGATCGACGGACGGCACGGTCGAGCAGCTCGAGGCCGCCGGCGTGACGGTCGCCAGGTCGTACGTGATCCCGTGGCGGTGGGATGTGGCATGGACGCAGGCTCTTTGCAATCTGCCGCCGGATCTCGACGTGGCGTTTCGCGTCGACCTCGACGAGCGGCCACAACCGGGCTGGCGGGCGGCGATTGAGGCGGCGTGGGACGGCACCACGAACAATCTGCTGTACGACTACTGGTGGTCGATGGACGATCAAGGGCAGCCGCTGCTCCGGTTCTTCTGCGATCGCGTCCACGCTCGCTCGGGGTTCGTGTGGCGGCAGGCGACCCACGAGGGGCTCGTCTGTTGGTCGGGCGAGAAGGTGCAGAAGAAGATCGACGGCCTGGTGGTCGAGCATCACCGGGACCGGGGCAAGGCTCACAAGACCGACCTCGAGCTGCTTCGGGTGGCGGTCCGCGAATCGCCGGCCGACGCTCGAGCCCGGTGGTACTACGCCCGCGAGCTGGATTACGCCGGGATTCCGACGGCGGCGGGCGAGTTCGCGGGCTATCTCAAGATGGCCGGCGGATCGCCCCACGAGCGGTCCTACGCCCTCCGCCGGCTCGCCTCGATCACCGGCGACATGCGGCACCTCGAAGCCGCAGCGAGAGAATCGCCGCACGAGCCGGACCCGTGGGAGCGGCTGGCACTCGCCCACCATCACCGGGACGAGTGGCAGCGGTCGCTCGAGTTCGCCGAGAAGGCGATCGCGGCACCGATGAGCACTCACGCCACCGATCCGCTGTCGAAGGCGAGGGCCGCCGAGCTGGCGTCGATCGCCCTCTGGCACCTCGACCGGCGGGCTGACGCCCTCACGCACGCCAAGGCCGCAGCGGCACAATTGCATTGGGACGAGCGTGTTGTGGCGAACGCGGCAGCGATGGAGGCGAGTCTATGAGCGTCCAGGGTGACATCGCGGCGGCGCTCGTGACCTCGCTCCAGGCGGTGACGTGGACGGCGACGGCCGACGCCGTGACGGTCGAGACGAAGAACTTCCCGCAGTACGACATCGAAGATCTCGTCAATCCGGTGATCTGCATCACCGACGGGTCGATCGAGTCGGAGCGGATCGCCCGGTCGTCCCACATGCGGGAGTACGCCGTCGAGGTGTTCCTCGCTCGGCACACCCCGGAGGAGGCCGACTGCGACGTGATGCAGGATCTCCTTGAGGAGCTGCTCGGCTACCTCGAAGATCACTCGTGGGGTGCGGTGACGTGGCCGACGGGCGTGACCTCGCCACAGACGATCGTCGTCGAGAAGAACCCCGGCGAGGCTCTCGCCGAGCGGAACGTCTGGCGGGCCGGGATCGTGGTCACGTACCGCGTGCCGAGGAGTTACTGACATGGGGTGGAAGGCGGACTTTCGCACGGGGACGGTCACCGGGGACGGGCTGCTACGCGCCAACTTCAAGGTCTCGCTGCTCGAACCGTCCGAACGGCGGGCGATGCGGAAAGAGCAGGACGTTTCCAAGTTCGGGTGGAAAGACCTCAAGGGCCGTGTCGGTGCCGGCCGGGCTCGGGCACTGAAGATCGCCGGGCTCGAAGTCCGTCGCACCACGCAGCGGTCGATGTCGGTTCGTAAGGAGCTGACCTTCGCCCGGTTCATCGACGGCGGCAAGAAGGACGGCCGGCAGATCGTCATCAAGCGTTATCAGATCCCGAAGCCGGACCGGGTGACGAGCTGGAAGACGGACCGGTGGCCGAATGGGTTCCTGCGGTCCGACATCATCTCCGACTACGATCCGGTCAGCCAATCGGTCGTGATCGGGCCGCGGCTGATTCCGAAGCTCAATAAGCTGCACGAAGTCGGCGGGAGCGTGTCGCTGTGGTTCACCCCCGGCTCGGTCGTGCCGAAGCGGGCACCGAAGAAGTTCGCCGGGGCTGTCTTCGGCACACTGTCGAACGAGCCGAAGGGTGTCCGCGAGTTCGTCGAGTACCGCCGCGGCCGGCGTTTCATCTGGGGCGAGAGCTTTTTTTGGGGCCGCCGACGGGTGAAGGGCCGCCGGTACATGGCGCAAGGGCTGCGGAACTCCTCCGACAAGATTCCGGAGGCGTTTCGAGACTTCATTTCCGGCCCCTCGGCGAGCGGCCAGAAGCAGCTCAAGCTCTTCTGACCCGCCACACCCCCTCCGGGGTTGCCGCCTTACCGCCGACGATAGAGCCACACCCCACGCGGAGGCTCTCGCATGGCCGGCGAAACGATCGTTCTCGGGAAGAATGTCACGTACACGGGCATCTCGAACGTGAGCGAAGGGTCGATCACGACCACGTTCACCGAGATCGACAAGACGAAGGCCGGCGACACCGAGCGGACCATCCTCCGCGGTTGGGCCGAGCAGACGCTCGAGGTGACGTGCATCGACTCGCCCGGCGTCAATGAGGGCAGCGTCGTGACCGTCACCGCGTCCGGAGCGAACGGCCACAACCTCTCCTCGATCAAGTTCCTCGTGACGAGCGTCTCCACGAGCGAACCGCTCGACGACAAGATCACGTACTCCGTCTCCTGCACCCGTGGCGTCCAGTAAGGAGCAACCGACATGGCAGTGACTCTCGGCCGCGACGGCGGCACGCCCACCGGAGCCAACGGCGCAACCGGCGTGATCTCGGTCACGTGGAACCGGGAGGCGACGGCAATCGACGTGTCCCACCGCGGGCTCGTCAACGCCAGCGGCATTTCCTACAAGGCCGCGACGGGCGGATTCATCACCCGCACCGCCGAGATCGAGTGCCTCGACGCTACGGCCGTCATGACCTCGCTTGCGTCGGCCGGCACGGGCTACATCGTCACGAACGTCTCCGAGAATCGGCCGCTCGACGGGGCGGTGACGTTCACGCTCACCGCCAAAAAGACCTCCTGACCATGAGGGGGCGGCATGGCGATCTCCCTCGGGCGTGACGCTGGGCTGACGTGGGACGGCGTGGCCGTGCCCGGCGTCCGTGATGTCACCGTGAGCTACGCCGCGGTCACCCGTGAGTTCCAGCCGTTCGGCAGCCGGACGATCGTGTCGTACCACACGGGGTACAGCGTCTCGCTCACCGTCGAAACAATCGACGACGCCGCGGCATCGACCGCCGTCGCGGCGAGCCTTGCCGGCACGGAGATCGCAGTCGTGGCCGGCGGGCACACGTTTACGGCGGTCGTCGTGAGCGTCTCGGATGCCATGCCGCTCGATGAAAAGCGGGCGTTTGCCATCCAGATGCAGAAGACCACCGCAGGGCTCCGATCATGAGAGAGTTTCGGGACGACCAGGGCCGCCCGTGGCACGTGTCGCTGACCGTGTCGTCGGCGGCGAGAGTCAAGGATCTCGTCCGCGTCGTGCCGCCACCGAAGGCTGCCGACGAGCCGGCTCCGACCGAGCCGGTGCCGTTTGACCTGATCGACGCCGGCGACATCGCCAGGACGTTTCAGATTCTGCGGTCGAACTTCTCGGCCCTCGGGGAGACGCTCTACGCCTTGCTCCTGCCGGCGGTCGAGAAGGCCGGGCTCACCAAGGAAGAGTTCCTCGACGGGCTCCGCGGCGAGTCGCTCGAGCACGGAGGGGTAGCGGTCGAGGAGGAGCTGATCGCTTTTTTCCCCCCTCGCCTTCGCGGCGTGGTGACCTCGCTCGCGGCTCGGATGACCGAGTTGGCGGAGGAGGTGACCCGGCAGGCGGAGGCGGCGCTGCGGACACCTGGGCCGTCGTCTGGGAGTGTGCCGGCATCCTCGGCGTCCACCCCGGAGAGTGGACCGTCCGGCAACTGATGGCGGCTCGTGATGCACGCCTTGAATCCGACTGGTGGCACACGGCACAGCAGATGGCGCAATTTTTCAACGCCCACCGGGGGCAAGGGAAGCCGCCGATGGAAGCCGCGAAGTTCAACCCGTTTTCGACGCAGCGACCGACACCGAAGAGAGAGCCGACACAAGCCGATCTTGAAGCCTTGTTCGGACCCGCGGGAGGGTGATTCATGAGTGCATCAGCAGTCCGCGGAGGCCAGGTCTACGTCGAGATCGGTGCGAACCCGTCGAAGCTCATGTCGGCGCTCACGACGATCAACACGAAGATCGCCGACGTGGGGATGACTCTGGAGACGGCCGGGCTCGGGATGGCGGCCATCGGTGCGGCGATCGCCGGGCCGATCATGGCGGTGGGCGGTGCGTTCGTCGAGCGAACCGCCGAGATGGAGCAGATGAATCGGGCTCTCAAGGACATCGGCAACGCCGTCGGCGAGGCGGTGGCTCCGGCGTTCGTGGGGATTGCCAACGTGGTGGCCGGGGCCGCGAAGGCGGTCGCGAACTTCGTTCGGCAGAATCAGCAGCTCATCCGCCTGGCGGTGGCTGTCGGCGGCTACTTCACGGTCTGGGGCACGGCCACGTATGCCCTCGGCTTCGCCATGACGACGCTCTCCCGCACGATCGCGGCGTCCATCGGGCCGGTCAGCGGCTTTCTCGGCATGGTCAAGGGTGCGGCGATCGCTGTCGGGGCGTTTGCCACCAGCGGGCCGGTTCTCGCGGCCGTGGCGGTGTTCGCCGGCATCGCCGCCGGTGCCGCCTACGCAGGCGTCGATCTGCGGAAGCTCGCCGGCACGATCGGCGGGGCGTTCGCAAACCCGATCGCCAACCTCACGGCCGTCTTCGGCGACCTCCTCGACACCGTCAATCTCACCGTCGAGGGCGTGTACCGCGCCATTGCGGCCGGCGATCTCACCGGCGCTGTCGATGTGCTGTGGGCCGGATGGGCCGCTGCATGGGCTCGCGGCGAGCAGGCGATCATGGGCTCGCTCGATCCGTGGATCGAGGCCGTGCAGAACGTGTTTTCGGATCTCGGGATCGGCATGGCGGCCATGTGGGATCAGATGTGGACCGACATGGCGACGAGCGAATGGGGCGGCTACATCCTCGGCGCGATGGACAACGTCCTAAACGCCATGATGGCCTACTGGGACAACACGACCGGCCTGATCCAAAAGGGGTGGACCGAGATGTGGCGGCGGATCGGAAGCATCTCCGACGAGGCCGCGGCGAAGGAGTTCGCCCGCATCGACGCCGCGAACGCTGCGAACGCCGCCCAGCGGGGCCGGGAGCGGCCCGGCTTCGCCGGCCGCACCGGGCTCACCGACGAGCAAAAGGCCGCAATGCAGCAGGAGAGCCGCGATCGGCAGAACGCTATGTTCGCGGAGGCGGATCGGCTCCGGAAAGAGCGGGCACAGCGGACGGCGAGCAACGTCGTCGACCGGGCACAGGCCGTGGCCGACGCGAACAAGAATCTCCGCGATCAGGTCAACCGGTTCCCCGTGCCGCAGGCCGTGGCGAATCCGGAGTCGAGCATGAGAGCCACGTCTACGGCGCAGTTCGGGGCGATGAATCTCGGGCAGCTCGGTGCCGGATCGATCCCGGCACAGCAACTCGACACGTTGAAGAAGATCCGTGAAGACCTCAAGGCGGCCGCGATGGCCGGACAGGTGGGCGTCTAATGTCGCTGACATGGATCGAAGACAGCTCGAGCCAATCGGCCACGATCTTCCGGCTCGGCCGAAAAGAGGCGTCGACACGGACCCGCGTGTTCAACGTCATCGGAACGTCGGACGAGAACGTCCTGCACGCTTCGTGCAATTCTGCAATCTCTTCGCTCTACCCTTTTTGGGCGTACCCCGGTCGCCCGGAGGTGAGGCTCCGAGCCGAATCGTATTCGGTGGAGTACCAGGGCGACAACATGTGGAAGGTCACGATTGCCTACGAAAAGATCGGGGCCGACGATCCGACGCAGACGGCACCGCTGAAGCGTTCTCGTTCGTTCGACACAAGCGGCGGCACGAAGCACATTACCAATGCCCTCGACCTGAACAACGGCGACGTTGGGGAGCGTCGGTACGGACCGGCGGGACTCGACGACGCGGCTACTTTCCAGGGCGCAATCAACGTTGACGACAACGGCGTCAACGGCGTCGACATCGTCGTCCCTTCGTTGTCGTGGACGGAGTCCTACGAGGTTCCTTCGAGCTACGTCACGAACGCCTACATCAAGAATCTTTGCAAGCTCACTGGTAGCGTCAACACGGCAGCATTCCGCTCATTCAACCCTGGCGAAGTCCTCTTTACGGGTGCCTCCGGTACGCACGAATGGGACGAGCAGCGTGGCTACAGTCCGTGGTCACTGTCGTTCAAGTTTGTCGCCTCCCCGAATGTCGGGCAGAGCCTCCCAAAGGCGAAGATCGGCGACATCGAAAACATCGAGGCGTACGGTCATGAGGTGGTGTGGGTCCGGTACGCCACGTCGGATGATCCCGCAAAGAATCAGCTCGTGCGGCTGCCGGTAGCGGTGTACGCGAACCGGGTGTACCCCGACGGTGACTTCTCACTCCTCGGCATCGGTGTCACATGAGCGACGGAGCACCGCACCGTATCAAGCCGGGACCGCTCCGCGGGCAGATCAGCGCCCGTGCGTGGAACCGCGCCCAAGACGCCGCCGACATCGTCCTGGGCGATCGGTACTCTCAGGCAGGCGGCGGCCCAATGGCCGGGCCGTCTTCGTACACGCCGATCCTTGCGAAGAACGGGACCACCGGCACCGTCAACCGCTGGGGCGTCCTCTCCGTGGCCGGCGTCGTGTTCACGCCGTCCGGAGCCACCGGCAACGCCACGCAGCAATTCCAAGATCAGCCGGTGCTGTCCGGTGGCCTGCCGACCGGCGGCTCGGCGTTCGTGGTGGCGGTCGAGCCGATCGCGGCCGGCAAGATCGGCAGGGTGGCGGTGGCGGGGGTGGTGCAGGCGAAGGTTGACATCGTCAGCCACTCACACACCCACGTGAAAGCGAAAAACGGCGACCTCACGCAGCTCATCACGGCCGGCAACGGCGACGCCGAGATTCTGTGGATGGAGCCGGGGACCGGCACCGGCAAGTGGGCCGTGATCCGATTCGCAGGAGGCGGCGGCAATGGCGAAGCGAGTCGCCTCGGCAAGGTCACCGGCACTTGGACGAAGGGCGCGACCGCGAGCGTGCAGCAATACCTCGGAGATGGCTCGTTCGCGACCGGCTCGACGTTCGTGGCGATCAACCGGGCACAAACCGTCACCGGCCCCACGGGCGGCTATTGGGTTGGCTGTGACTCAATCGACGGGACGTGGCATCTGGCCTGGACGGAGTGCGTGTAATGCTGCTCGGAGGAAAAGGCGGCTGCCAGCAATGCACGTGCGTGCCGTGCAATCCGTGCGAGCGGACATGCACGAACCCGCATTCCGGGACGGCGTTTGAGGCCGTCTACACCCGATACTTCGAGGGTGCAGAGGCGGGGAACACGTCCGACGGGTATCTGTCGGCGTCCGGCGACTCTGACACGTCCGATCCGTACGACGGGATGGACGGGACCGGGCCGTGGTTTCAACAGGTGGCCGGTACGTTCACGCTTGATTCGTCGACGACGCGGCACCCGTGCAGCGTCACGGTGTCGTTCTGGCGGAACAATTACGTCC